GTGTTAGCTGTGATTGCATCTGCTTGGGTAGTTGTGATACCTACCTTCGCATTGTTAGTAGTGATATCAGATGCCTGTTGTGTGGTAATCCCAACCTTAGAATTGTTAGTAACTATATCGGTAGCTTGTTGAGTTGTAATGCCAACCTTAGCGTTATTGGTGGTAATATCACTTGATTGTTGTGTAGTGATTCCTACCTTAGCTGTGTTAGCTGTAACATCAGAATTTGCAGACACTCTTGCATCAGTAAAGTACAAGTTAGATGTACCCTCTGTAATATCGTCTGAATCTAAAACTACTACACCTGTTTCGCCATTTACAGAAGTAACTGCATCAGCAGGGTGTGTTAAACTTTCCCAACCCTCATTTTTTCTTACATAAGAATCGCCATCATTAGGTGCTTCGGGAAAAGATACTTTTGCAGAGTTGGTAGTGATAGCGTTTGCCTGTGTTGTAGTGATGCCAACTTTTGAATTGTTTGTAGTTATATCTGCTGCTTGTTGCGTGGTTATGCCTGTTTTTGCTGTATTGGCTGCTACTGCACTATTGGCTGATACACGAGCATCGGTATAATATAAATTTGTAGAACCCTCGCTTAATTCATCGGTGCTTGTTGGGTTCACTTCTGCACCACTTTCTATACCTGCTAATTTTGTGCTACTCGTAGAGTCAAAGCTAATCTTAGAATTGTTTGTAGCTACGTTTGATTCTAAGGTATCTAAATCGACAGCTTGGGTAATTGTGATATGCCCTACCTTAGTTGCATCAGCAGATGGATAAGTGTTTTTAAGGGTGTTAGCTGCTACGCTTGTGTTTGCACTTACACGAGCTTCTGTATAGTATTTATTTGTACCTTCGCTGATATCGTCCGTATCTAAGACTACATCGCCTGTCTGCGTGTTTACGCTTGTAACAGTATCAAGTTCGGTGCTATCTACATAGTCTTTAACTGCTGCAACTGTGGGGATAGAAGTGTCGTTATCATTGTTTGCAATCCCATCTGCTTGGTCAACAAACTTTGTGATAGTAATGTTTTCGCCTGTATCTTTCAAAGAACCAAAAGAAACAGTGCCTGATGCCACTACACGCCCATCAGTAGATACGCTAACCCCTGTACCATTACCTGCACCATCGGTAAGCTCAACCTCACTACTGATAGCATTGTTATCATTAGTTTTGATTAGCCCCTCGTAGGTGTCCTTTATTCTTTTGTTTTGAAGATTTGCCATACTTTACTTTCGTTCTTTTGCAAAAATCTTTTTAGTTTAACTACGTTTTTATTTTTTGGTTTGTATCTTACAGTACCCATCCGTTAAATAAGCTATCTTTATCAGGATAAACATCACTATCTGAGTTGCTATTATACTCAGGGAACGTAGAGCTATTAAAACTCATATAGTCAATAAATCTACGGGTGTAATACTCTGCTGTATCTCGTGCCTTACCTACTAAATAATCAACCTCTGATTTGCTTACACTTTCGCTATTCTCTGATGTGTGCTTAAATACACCACCATTTTTAATTTGATATGCAGCATAAGGCAAATAGGACACCTGCGCCCACCATATAAGCATGGGTTGTACATAATCATTAACAAGATTAAGATAATCGCCTGTAAGCGTACCTGCAACGATATCTGCACTAATCTTATTGTAAAGGTCAGTACCTAAATAGTTCTGCACCTCAATCTCTTGTGCAATTTTGATAAATTGGATAAACTTGTCTGTATCAGTATTACCATCAATAATACTGTTTTTAACTAAGTCTGTGCGTGATATAAATAGTGCTGTTGCCATTATCCTTTATAATTTGGGTGGTGTCCGTTATTTGGCATATCCTTTGGTGCTTTCTCTGCATCCTTATACCCTCGTGGTGTAGGTGAATAAGACTTAGGTATCTTATCTACTTCATCGTAATTTTGGATTACCTTTTTCATAGTCTTAGATTTTAGTCTATATAAGACCTCTTCCCATCTATGCCCACAATTAACCCCACCTTTAAATCTAAATAAATCGTATGCTTTACCTTCATGCCCAAAAGACTTGTTTACACCTGCATTACTCGCTTTGTCAATATCCTCTACACGATATACAACACCTCTACCACTTCTGCTCATCATAATACGACAGAATTGCCTTGATTTGCCTGAGCTGTACTTCTCAGAATATCGGTATCTTACTTTATATAGGGATTTGTCTAAATAACTAAACCCACTCTTTTTGGAATCTATTGACTTTTTTTCTAATTTTTCCTCTTTGCTTTCAATGTGCTTAACAGCCCAATCCTCTATACTTTCGTTATCCTCGCTCTGTTCTCTAACATCAACTGCTTCCCATCGGTTAGATATTGTTTCGCCTTTTAAATCGTCAAGGATGATATCAAACTCTTCATCTGTCAAGTCTTCTTTAGATAACTCACAGCATTGTTTACTCATTTTTACCCCTGTTTCCTCTTCTCGTGTTTCTGAATCCTCTACATTATCAAGGTCAGTAAACTCTAAAGGTTGTAAAGTCTTAAAGTATAGATTAAGTGAGATGCCATTATATGCAAGGATTTGGTCAAAGTTCTCAATAAGCAATCTTTGAAACGGACGTATTACAGTATTATCCATAAGGATAGTAGCTGTTTTTAATTCGTCTGCGTTATTACCAAGCCCTGTATTGTCTTTAATCCCTAATAGCATCGGACTTACCACCCTGTGAGATACAAGTATCTTACGTGCGCTTTCATCACTTAAGAATTGATATTGATTATGTGCATCACTTAGTTGAATAGGTTGTATATCGGCAGCAGTTTCTGCGTTATCGTTAAATGCTAAGATAAACTTACCTGCGTTGCTACTACCACTAAACTTCTCATAGATACGCCTTTCAATTAATTCTCTTTGCTCAGGATCAGGCGTTCCGTTATTAAAGTTGATAAGCATAGATGGTGCTAAGCCATTCATTATATTGTTTAAGTGATAGTTGCTTATCTCTTCCTCTAACTCTGCGTATTGTGTACCCCCTTGATAATCGACAGGCGAATAGTACTTAAACCCTGCTCTATAAGGTTTGATGTACATAATCTCTAAGCCCTCTTTAGACGTTCCAAAGGCAGGGATACGCTTTATCTCGTCGCTCTTTTTGTACTTAGCCCAATCATAGTGATAGAAGTACGCTTCAATCTCGCCCTTATCGTTGCATTTTTCAGCTCGTAGTGTTTCAACAGGGATATGCTCAAGTTTTACAATTTTAGTTCTATCCTTAGAGTATATTACCTGCAAAGCACATTGACCCATAAGTTTTTGGTCATAAACTACTTTGCGAACACAATCAGCATTAAACAAAGATACCATCTGTGCGTATTGGTCGGGCTTTCTGTTGCTATCAGTAGCGTCTAAACCCTTACCATATATCATCTCACTAATTCCGTTTATAATAGCGTTATTAGTAGGGCTACCATTATATCTATCTATAAGATACTGAAAGTAGTTGTTATCTTCCCCATAGCTCACAAATTCCTGATTCCGTACTTCTTTTACAGTAGGACTTGTGTAGGTGCTTAGGTTAACTATTCTTAAATCGTTTTTCATAATATAATATAATCGTTATCGTAGCTTGTATCACTTACGTATTCGCCATCGTTAACTGAGTAATAGTTATTCGTATCTTGGTCAACTGTTTGGTCTGTGCAAAATACTTTGTCTTTATATATAACGTCTGTACCTTCCTTTATTGTTAAATCATAAAACCTACCCTCAGTAAGCGATAATGATTCGCTAATAACTAAATGGTTTTTGTCAGTCGTAGCAGATGATGTATATGTAACAGATGTGTTTGTAGAGTCATCTCTAAATATCATACTTACATTCGTTGCGTAAGCACGTGGTATAACCTTTATGGTTTGAGCATCCGTTGATGTAGTTAGTTTTATCATAATACTATAAACTCGTTATCAGCAGAGTGTGTTACATATTGGTTTTTGTTAATCTGATAGTAAGAGTTCGTACTTTGGTCTATCGTTTGATTTGTACAAAACATCATACCCTTAAATAGCTTACCTATCGCATCTTGCACTACAAAAGAATAATGTGTATCTTCTGTAAGGTCATACTTGTTATTGATAGTAAGATATGTTTGACCCTCTAAATAAGTTAATGTGCTACCCTGCCATTCTATCTCTGAGCCACTAAACGTAGCTGTATATTCATCCCAATCTTGGTCTGATGTATATTGAGTAACTACATTTGTTGACTCGTTTCTTACAAATAAAGATATTACACCTGATACGCTTCTGCGTGGTATTACATCAATACTTTGCGAATCTGTCGATGTAGTTAATACGTGCATACCTATATAACGTATAGATTCTAAATTTTGTGTAATAAAAAAGGGGGCTTTTAAACCCCCTAATTATAACTAAACCAAAATAAATAAACTCTTTGCTAATATACAAAAAAATTATGGTGTTGGGTTAATTGGCGATGATGAATCATCAGTAGGTAGTGTTGCTACAAAGAAAGGTGGTGCTGTTTCTTGAGCAGTAAGGGTAAGTGTGAATCCACTTAAATCCCCCATAGCTGCACCTGTAACAACTGTACCCCCTGTAACTTCGCTTCCATGCTCTTTACCTACTAAAAATCCATTACCATTGTAATCTTCGATAACGATTTGAGGTCGACCATGAGCTAAGAGCTTAATCTGCTCTTGAGTAGCTACATCTAAAAACGTAAATGTAACATTAAGGGTTGACTCATAAAAAGTAGTGCCATTTTCTCTTGACGAGTTAATAGCAGTTTCTAATGATGAGTTACCCTTGATTTCATATTTGTAGAAAGATACGCTGTCATCTAAAGTGATTGTACCTGAGCTGTCAGTTAAGTCAGCCGTGGTACTTGTGTATGGTCCAAAGTAAATGTTCTTTAGCCCACCTACACCACTCTTACATGGTAACGCTCTTCCGTTTGATACTGAACAAGGCATATTTTTTAATTTTAATAAAAAAGGGTAGGTAGGCACTCGGCTTACCCACCCCTTTTAAGTTAGAGAATTATTGATTATGCGTAGAGAACGATATCAGAACCAATACCATGCTGCACACCTGCTGTATAGCGCATAACTACACGCACGTTTTGTGAACCATCAAGGTCAGCCATATCGATAACTTTAACTTCGTTTCTGTCATCAAGCAATCCTGTTCCAAAGAATAGGTTAGACTTCTGAGCAGCTACTGCTGTGTTATCAGCAAGACCACCTGTTGCAAACAACTGAATCCCTTGAAAGTTCATCTCTGTTTGTCCTACGTGATACAAATCTCTGTAACCTAAAGCAGCTTGTGCGCCTACATACGCCTTAGCGATGTTTTGAGAAATATAGATAGTTAAATCTTCTTTTCCATATACACCACTTGGGATAGCATCAACGATTTTTTGAAGTTCAGCGATTACGTTTGCAGTAGTAACTGTACCTGCTGTAACGTCTACTACATCTGTATCAGCAGTAAGTAGAGTTTCAAAACCATCAAAGTTACCTTCCCCTGCGCTACCTTGCCAAATAGATACCTCAGTTGCTTTAGCAACCTCAGCAGCTACACGTGCGATAACGTAATCAGAGAATAATGGGGGTAGCTCATCAAAGGCAGAGAATCCCATTTGAGCAGCTTCCCAATCAGAGTGCAATTCTTTCTTACAAACCTGTAAGTTAACTTGCAATTCAGTTGGTGTAAGTACTTTCTCAGTTAGAGTAAGACCTGATGTAGATGAGTCAAAGTCGCAATCAGCAGAGCGTACAAGATTTGAGAACGCACCGACTTTCATAGCAGCTTTGTACTTAATGTTTGGTAAGATAGAGATAGCACCTTTGTCAAGTGTATCAGCACTTAGAAGGGCAGCACCGAGATATTTCCCTGCAAATTCCCCTGCATAAGTACTTCCTGTAATAGTTGGATTTGGCATTTTATATAAATTTAATTGTTAACAATTTTAGACATTACTTTATCAAAAGTACTTTGCTTTCTGTTTTGCGCATACTTAAGACTTACTTTTTGTTTGGGTTCAGGGTTATGAGTGATTGCTTCTGTGGCAGGTGTTTCAGATAGTTCCTCTTTCACTTGCTCTTCCACTTCGCTCATTTCCTCTTTCTTTTCAATCATCTGCTTGATTTCCTCAACCAATGATCTTACTTCTGCTAACTCTTCTTTAGTAGCATACTCAGCTTCCACTTCCTCAGTTTCTAATTCCTCAGATACTTCCTCAGATGCTTCCACTTCCTCTTCTTCCTCTTGGCTTTCAGATTTGATTTCGCCAATGATACCTTCTTCGCTTACAACGAGGATTTGACCATCTTCCATTGTATATTCGCCAACGGGTACGGCTACTTTCTCATCGTCTGTAAGGATAAAGATTTCATTACCTGCTTCAAACGCTTCTGCTTCAAGGACAGTTCCGTTATCGAGTTTCGCTTGTGCTAACTCTACTACTTGGGATTGCTCGATATTTTCTACAATATCAGCAGTATCTTCCCCAAGATAGGTTTTGATTTTACTTAGAATTTCTGTCGCTTTCATAACTATATAACGTGTTTAAAATTTAATTTGTATTTTGATAATCTATAAGATTTTAATTAGCTTCTCTAATCTATCACGCATTTTAGAAAAGCTTGCTGTTGGTATCTTAACACCTAAATCTTTTGCTGCCTTTTCAGCTTGGTCAATCATTTTATTAAAAGATGAGATGTTTTTAGTAGCTTCTTTAATTAATGGTTTGCGTTGTGAAACAAATTTATCTGCGTTTTTGTCATATCTTTTAAACGCATCTAAAGAGCCATTATAATCTTTATCAGCTCTTTCGCTTTCTTGTCTTGCCGATTCAAACTCTCTCTCTAATTTTCTGTATTTGTCTGATGCCTTTTCAGCGTTTTGTTTAAGTTTTTTTTGCTCTTTGAAAGCACTTGCAGCAAGTTTGCGATTTTCGCCTATAATAGAATTAATTTTTTTTATTTCTTTTTCTAAACCTTGAGATGAATTAAGAGTTTTGTTTAAATCATCTACAATACCTAATTCTACCTTTTCAGCAGACAGCTCTGTTTGCTTATTAATAGAAACGATTTTTTGCATTACTTTTTTACTCATTGTTTTTATATTTAAATTTTACCTATCCCTTGCGCTCTTAATGAGCCATCACAACACTTAATAGAGTACGTGTTATCCTCGCATAAACAGGCACGTCTTGAACCCTTAGGGCTTGTCCTTGATGGTGTGATAAATCGTTTCAGTCGCTTAATCATCCTTGACCTCTGTATTTTTTCTTATATAGCTTTGAACCTTTAATACTGCTCATTTTGGTTTTAGCGTGTACACCCTTTCTGCGTACCTTTGGCTTTAATACTTTTATGTAGTCTATTCT